ATTCTGGATCAGGGGAAGCCCTCGGTATGCTTCGCGCTACCGGGGGCTTTTTGTGAGCCATTAGAAGTCTCTTGAAAAGATCCTTTCGTATAGCTCCCGAAAGAGACCCCTTACAGCTTCTCGCAGAATGATTTCTCCAATGCTTTTCAGTATCTCTTTGATGTAACGCTTCATTGAATCAGTACCTTTGTAGTGTGGATCTGTTCGAATGATGGCGTCACGACCGGGACGGCTGCTTCTAGCTCGTCTTGTAAAACGGCTTTCTACAACTTTTCGTTGATCACGACGCTATCCCTGTCAATGATCCGGCCACAGCAATGCCCTGATTTGGGCCACTTTCCGATTAAGCGGCTATTTCAGTAATCGTAGTTTTTAGGGCATACATCAAGTGATACGAATAAACCGCTGGCTAAATCCTCAGTAATGACAGGCAAAGCGTAACACCGTAAAAGATGGACCCCTACTGATACACCGGGGCATCTATGTTCATTCGCGCTTACCTTCGAGCCTCCACTGCCGAGCAGGACGCCTCCCGGGCTATTGATGCCCTGGATCAGTTCGCCGCTGAGCACGACAAGGTCATCGCCGCCTATTACATCGAGAACGCTAGTGGCCACAGCGCCGATCGTTCCGAGCTGCTGCGTCTGCTGCGTGATGCACGTAAGGATGACGTATTACTGGTGGAGTCTATCGACCGCCTCTCCCGCCTTCCTGCTGAAGACTGGCAAAAGCTGAAGGCTGCTATCGACTCCAAGGGGCTGCGTATCGTCGCGCTCGATCTGCCGACCAGCCATAGGGGAATGCAGGACACCAAGGGCGACGAGTTCACCGGCCGAATGTTGGAGGCTATCAACTCGATGCTGGTAGACATGATGGCTGCTATTGCCCGAAAGGATTGGGAGCAACGCCGGGAGCGACAGGCTCAAGGGATCAAGAAGGCCAAGGCCCAAGGTAAGTACAAGGGCCGCACTATCGATACTGACCTACACAAGCGTGTCCGGGAGCTACTAGAGGCCGGTCTGGGCATTCGGCCGACAGCAAGGCACGCCGGATGCAGTACCACTACGGTTCTGAAGATCAGGGCTAGCCTGTCGGGCACCCGACAGACAGAAACCGACACTACCAGACATGGCTAAATTAACCCTTGGCCGTATGGCTAAATTATACGGTCTACATCGGTCTTCTTTGTATGAGGCTGTAGCTAAAGGCCGCGTATCTACTAGCATTGATGGTAAAGGTCAGAAAGTTATTGACCTATCCGAAATGATACGGGTATATGGTGAGCCACCAGGACAAGCCAGACAGTTACCAGACACTCCGACAGACAGTGCCCAGACAGTCCCGACAGACGTGTTGGTGCCTCTTCTAGAAGAGTTGAGATTGCTGCGTGAAGAGGTAGCCGGATTGCGTGCCGAGTTGCGTCTGCTGGAGCACAAGCCGGGAGGTGTCGTTTCTTCAAACGATACTCCTAGGGATGTGGGAGTTACCGAGAAGCCAGCCAAGCCGGTGCAATCATTCGCGGAGCTGCTGAAGGGATTGGACGGTGAGTAATGACAAGAGAAGCGGAGCGAGGGTAGGATTGCCCCACGCCTGAATAACAGGCAATAAAAAGCCCGCTTTACCTTGGCCGGGAAGCGGGCTTTAAGAATCGACCAGTTTAGGAAGCAGGAGCGATTCAGTAGGTGAGATACTAGTGTAAATATACCGAGTCATCAATAAGTGTATTAACCAGTTATCCGCCTTCTGTTCGCTCCGATAGGAGCATCAATGGCTATCAAAGCTAAGAAAAAACAGATCGTCTCATCAGCTAGCCTCCAGTTAGCAGAGCGAACTAGAGCTTTCGGTGACTTTCTTATTAAGGCTGATGAGACTTTTGCAGCTTTAGAGGAAGGCGACCGAAACCATCTAGCGGGGATCCTCTACGGGGCGCATATTGGCAAATTCAGCCATAATTCCGGTGTTCAGGGGGAATTCCCTATTCACTGGCAACCCAAGCAAAAAAAGTTCGGTAGTGCAGCCCATTTTGACGAGTTGAACAAGGCTTTAGGCTGGTTCACTAAAGTCAGAAGGGCGACTGTAGGTGCAAGCGCAGAGGGCTGGATTATGACCACTAGGGCTAAAAAGCTACTAGCTGAATACCATGAATTAGGTAAGCAGCAACACCTACCCTTCTATGACTTACCTGACAATGGTCGCGCTTTCGTAGATCAAGAAAACCGCCCCTGTCGTAAGCCTCAAAGCCCAATCGCATCAAAGGCTGCGAACAATTCCAACACCAAATTCAAGGCATGGGATCTACCGTTAAATGTCTACATTAACGGTGACAACCTTCATGCTTTCCTACATGCAGCTTCTGCACGCCTACATGGGGAAGACTGCCCTAAAGGCTTTAACTGGGCCTGGAAGGCGTGGGACACGATAGAAAGTAGCAAAGGCCAACTAGCACTAGAACGCCGCCTTAGCGAAACAGTAGCCCAAGCTGCTGAGTTCTTGAGAACGGCATGGGTATCTAAGCTAAAGGGTTTTGTCGTTCACCAGAGCTATGAAGAAAGCGACAGTGGTCGCTTAGTAGCTCAAGGCATCCTGAACTTACAAACCTGTCATCGTGAGGTTCGCAAAGCCTGTCTGCCTGGTCACTATGACTATGACATCGAGTGCTGCCACTACGCGCTACTAGCTAACCTGGCTAATCGTCAGGGGTTCGCTACTCCGTGTATTGATGCTTATGTGAAGGATAAAAGAAAGCTAAGGCTAGAAGTGCAAATGGCTTGCGGCAGATCCCAAGGATCATATGAGGCAGCGAAAGAAATAATTACTGCGCTGTTGTACTGCGCCCCATTGAGTGCAAGCCCACAAGGCGCTATTGCCAAAGTTGTAGGAACAGAAGGCGCTGCAAGGATTTGTCAGATTGGTCCACTTGCCGACCTATATGCTGAGATGAAAGAGGCCCGTACGGCTGTTCTGGAGGCTTTCCGGCCTGAGGTCGAGAGGTATGCAAGGATCACAAATGCAGCCGGACGCCGGATGCCAACCAAGGACATGCGCCGTAGCCAATTGTTATCTCATATCCTCACAGGTGAAGAGTCCGAAGTTCTCAAAGTGGCCATTGCCTTTGCTAGTGCCGATATGGTTCTGCTTGCACATGATGGCTTTGTCACTACCCAGCCCATTGACAAGGCGGCACTAGAAGCAAAGATTCTTCGAGCAACCGGGCATCGCCTAAGCCTCGATTGCAAGCCATTCCCACCTTCTGCAGCCTAAACAAGTTAGTGGAAAAGCTACTAACTAGTCAGGGGAAAACCCACTAACCAGTTAGCGGGAAACCCTCGAACTGGAAAGGTATAAAACTAAAGTTGATCAATCGGCTGTAACCCGCGTGGTTACTGGGCTACAGAGGTTTTCATGGTGTCTTGAAGTGAGGTTAAAGGCTCCTTGCTCTTGCTCTTTTGATAGAACTGCTCGAAAAAGGGCTGTGAGAGTGGTCGGGGCACCGCAGCATTCAAAATTGACAGGGTAGGTTCACACTGACCTAACCCCTATTGACCAGCTAGATTAAGTGATTGGAAGTGATTGACCGACTCGTGGCCTATCCGTCTGCACATTCAATCCTGATTAACATCCGACTCGGACCTGTTGGTCTGTTTCGATGACCCAAAAGTGAGCCAAGATCACTATTAACCGCACGCTACGTGAAATCTGGCCCAGATCTGGACCATCTACCCGCTACTTCTCAAGCTAGAGCCTTCCATACAACAAGTCCTACCGAAAGGGCACAACTTGTTCTACCCAAAAGGCGCAACAAGTTCTCTACCTGATCAACATCAAGTTCTGGCTGGACTGCCCAGAGTGTCAAAAACTACACACTGTGTTGTTTTCAACACACTGGCATCGTACCTGTATCAGGCTCGCCCAGTACAAGCACTGTATCAGTCTCATGTTAGGTATCTTTGTGAGTCTCCGTGCCATTCCTCAAATTAAGGAATGCCTGTCATAAACGACAGTCTCGTACGCGTACTGACAAGAGTGTCTACGCTAAAAGTTCTACCTTCTCCTGGAACGGGATGCGTGACTCCTGAAATTCAGGAGTTAGAAAGGAAAAGGAGGTGTGAGATTTCCTGCTCACATCGGGGTCTCCACTAATTGTGGCGACCTAACCACGAAAGTTTCGTAGTAGGGTTTTACGGCTAAACCGTAAAAGGTCGGCTTGCTCAGATACACCCATTTTTGGGGACATATCCCCCGCGTTAAATACCCATTTTGGGGGTAATTAAGTCCCTCACATCTGAGGGATTATCCGGCAGGCCCTAATTGTGTCCCAGGGACACTTTTATCCAGACTCAAAATGATACGTTATACTGTTGCATTTATTACTGTTCAGGCATACAGTAGCTAGGGAAGAACCCTTCCTTATTTGCAGGTATACACAATGAAATTGAGTGCCCTTCGTGAGCAGCGATCCGCCAAGGTCGCAAGCATGAAAAGCCTGGTGGATAGAGCCGCAGCGGAGAGCCGCGACCTGTCTGCCGATGAAACCCAACAGTTCGAGACGCTGAAAACTGAGGAGCGCGGTCTGGCTACCCAGATCGAGCGTGCCGAGTACCTTTCTGACGTTGAACGCCGCGCTGCTGGTACGCCGGTATCTGGTGCCCCTTCTGCTGACCTGGACCGCCTGGCTGGTTCGGTTTCTATCGTCAAAGTGCTACGCGCCCAGATGGAAGGCCGCAGCCTGGACGGCGCCGAAGCTGAATATGCCCGGGAAGCCGAGATCCGCAGTGGTCGCAAGGCTGAAGGAGCTTTCGTACCGTTTGCCAGCCTGGAGAAGCGAGCCAACACCACCGCGACCGCTCCCGAGCTGGTAGCCAATGACCACCGAGCCGACCAGTACATAGGCCCGCTGCGTGAAGCCTTACTGGCACGCTCGCTAGGTGTTCGTACCCTGACCGGCCTGCGTGGCAATGTGACTATTCCGAAGTTTGGTTCGGGTCTGGAAACTGGCTGGGTAACTGAAGGCCAAGCAGTACCAGAAGGGGAAATGAGCTTTGATGCCGTGACCCTGACGCCCAAGCATGTAGGCGGCAAGACGGAAATGTCCCGTCAACTGATCCAACAGTCTGCCCCTGGCATCGAGCAGTTAGTTCGTGAGGATCTGGCTTTCCTGATTGCCAAGCAGATCGACCGGGCAATCCTGGCAGGTTCTGGTACTGCTGGTGAGCCGCTGGGAATCCTGAATACTCCCGGCATTCAAACGGCTGCTATGCCAACTAACTGGGCCGCTGTGCTGGGTCTGCTGGAGCAGCTAGAGGATGTGAACATCACGAATGCTCGCTTCCTGACAACTGCCGCTGTCCGCACCCTGCTGGGTTCGATTGAGAAAGTCCCGGGCACTGGCTCTGGCTTCCTGTACGACAATGGCCTGCTGGGTGGCTTGCCTGTGAGCGCGTCCAAGAACCTGCCGGCCAATACCCTGCTGCTGGGTGACTTCTCTCAGGTAATGCTAGGCGTCTGGTCGGAGGTAGACATTTTGGTCAACCCCTACGCCGAGCCTGCCTATAGCCGTGGTGGCGTGCAGATTCGAGCTATGGCGACGGTTGATACTGCCCTACGTCATCCTGAGGGCTTTGTGGTCGCTACTGGCACCGCAACAGAGGCCGCAGCGTAATGGAACGGCGTAGCTTTGAGATTCAGCAAAAGGGCCGGACGCTCTACGGCTACGCCGCCCTGTTCAACTCTGAGACCAGCCTGGGCGAGTTTGCCGAAGTCATTCGCCCGGGTGCCTTTACCCGAACCCTCGCCGCGCCGACCGCTGCCAATATCCGCGCGATCTATGAGCATGACTCCAAGTCACTGCTGGGCCGCGTGGGAGCTTCAACGCTAAGACTGCGTGAGGATGACAAGGGACTGGCCTTCGAGCTGGATCTGCCCGACACCACCCTGGGCCGTGACCTGGGCGAACTGGTGAAGCGTGGCGACGTGGCCGGATGCTCCTTTGGTTTCCTGCCCGTTAAAGACACCTGGCTCAACGGACCAATGCCCCTTCGAGAGCTGCGCGACGTGGATCTGTTCGAGGTCACGTTGACCGCCTCGCCTGCATACCCTGAGACAAGCGTTCAGATCCGCAGCATTCAGCCGCGTTCGATCCGCCTTGCTCGCTTGTACCTGGA